TTAAATCTTCCTTTTTATTCCAGACTTTGCCCGTTCTTTAATATTTGTTTGAATATATATTTGATCGGTTGTGGCTATTTTTGCGTGACCTAAATCTTCAGATAAATGCTTTAAAGGTCGAGTTTGTGCATCATGCGTTGCACCGGTATGTCGAAGCCAATGTGCAGTGGCCGCTTCTAATTGTTCCGCGTCATCTTTAAACCCATCATCAAGTAATGACTGCTGAGCAATATCAAAACTTTGTTGTACTAAACGACGAATTTGTCTTACTGTCATACCACCTTGACCACGAATTTTATGCACTAACGGGTCGGATTCGTCAACACGGGGCAGGGCAGGCAAACCACGGTATAACCGATAACGTTTTAAATACTCAAGAAAATCATCACTTAAAGTTACATCTCGTAATTTATTTCCCTTACCCATTATACGTAAAAACCAAAAGCCATCGTTATCTTGCCAAAAATGAGACATAACAGGTGACCATTGTGGACGTTCTGATAATTCTGATATACGTAAATATAATCCTTTTAAACAGGCGAGAGTAAAAAGGTTTCTTTCATATTCTGGTTTTTGTTCACACAGATCACGCGTTACACCAAATACGTATTCCCATTGAATATCGCTTAATGTATCGGGAATTTGTATTTGTGATTGTACAACCAAGTAGGGACTGTTTTTCTTAACAACAGGTACAAAGTTAGCGAAGGTTTTTTCTTCTAAAATAGCGAACTTGTAAAATACATTAAGTGCAGTAAACATTGCGGATAATGTTTGCTGACTCGCAATAGATTCTTTTTGCATGAAAGGGCGCCAATTTTGGTTTAACCGACGTACTCCTTGCTCATCTTTATAGCGCCACTGCACCGAAGTTGATGCCCACTTTTTATCCGGCTCGACCATAAAATCAACATACGCCTCAATGTCTTCACGCTTTAAATCGAATACTGATTTTTCAGCTATAAGCCATGACCACAAATAAAATCGTTCTAATTCATTGCGAAAACGACTATAAGTTGCTTCTGATTTTCGGCCATAAACATATAAAAATTGGTATAAAAAGTTAAGATCGGCCTTTGATTCAGTTACAGTCAAGCTGACTTGCTGTATAAAAGAGGCTAGTTCTGGATATTCTGATTGGAGTGTATTATCTTCAAGGTGAGCTATTTGATAACGTAATTGTTTTAATGTATCGACCAGAGCAACAAGCATAATAGTAAAATATATAAGAAAATAATAGACTTATAGATTAACCTTAAAGTCCGATACTGTCTAGTATTGGACATAACGAATTTTGATATTTATGCTAAATGCAGATTTATTAACCATATACCTTATTAAAGGAAAAATCATGAAAAAATTACTTCTGTTGAGCATGTTAGTTATTAGCGTTTTATTAACAGGTTGCGCTACTACAGGCAGTGCTTCTCCTGGAGAGAAACGTGCTTTAGTACAAAGTATGAAATCGAATACATTAACTGCTCTATACGAGAAAAAACCAGATGTTAAAACTCAAATTGCAAACTCTGCCGGTTATGCTGTATTTGATAATGCCAATGTAAACGTTATTTTAGCCAGTTTTGGTGGTGGGTACGGTGTAGTAAAAAATAACCTAACCGGAAAATCTACCTATATGAATATGGGCGAAGCTGGTTTAGGCTTAGGTTTAGGTGTTAAAGATTTCAATATTGTGATGGTTTTTCATGATCAAGCAGCGTTAAATAGATTTATTAAACATGGTTGGGCGTTCGGTGGTAATGCCGATGCTGCTGCAAAATACCAAGATAAAGGTGGTGCTTTAGTTGCCGAAGCTATTGCCGACCAAGTTACTGTATACTCTTTAACCGAAAGTGGCCTTGCACTACAAGCCGTTTTAAAAGGCACTAAATTTTGGGTAGATTCTGAGCTAAACTAAGCTATCAAAACCCTATCATAAGTGGGCTAGTTTGTGTGATTACGCCCACTTTAATTTAAACACCTCAATTTAACATAACGTAATTTATGGGCTGTCGCTATTACGCAAATGCGTCCTCAGTTGGTGCATTCGCTAGTCCTGCAACTAGTGTTAGCGCTACACATGCTGCACTAATCTTTTTTACAATTTCAGACCAGATTTTGCCTTCTTCCTTAGACTTTGACTTTTCTATAGCAAGTTTAAGTAAGGCTTCCTTTTGATCCATACCTATAGCATTAGCCATTGCAATACACTGATTAGCTGTAATATGCCTTTCGCCTTTCTTAATTTTACTCATGTTTCCTGAGTTAAATTCCTCAAAATCAGAAATAACTTGTTTGTCCTGAGTATAACCTTTGGATTCTTTATATTTTTCAATTAGTTCGTAACTAAAATTCATAACAATCTCCTCTGTATTTCATTATAACTGTCAAACTTGATAATTAAAAAGTTTGACAAGAGTCACACGTGACCGCTAGACTCCAAAAAAGAGTCCAGCATGACAGTTTGTCAGTTTAACAGGGAAATACGGATATGAGTTCTGATAAAAACACATTTAATTTAACTGATTCTATTTTGGCTGATTCAAATCCAAATGAAATAGTTGAATGTGACTCATGCCCTTGGACAGGTTTCCGTTATGAGCTTGATGTTATAACTTTAGAAAATGGTGATTTAGCAAATTGCTGCCCCGTATGCTGTGATTTATCTATTAGTTATATGGGTTGTGATGAGGTTTTAAAATGAACTCATTATCTAATGCCCAATATTCTCAAGTTTTCCCGCTAAATACAGCAATCAATTTAACGGCAAATTTACGTCCTGCATGTACTGCAAAAGACGTTTTTTCTAACCTTTCTAAGCCAATTAAAGAACGTTTTTTCGACTTTGAATCATGGCGAAATCGTATTTTTGAACGTCACTCTAACCTTGCACATATGCTTAGCACCGGTTACTTTTTGGCTGAAAAATTCAACAATTTAGCTGAAGCAAACAAGCGTTTAAAGTCTGCTGATATCGTTTTAACCCTTGGGAATTTTAAACACGGTCATATAAATCTATCATGTTCAGACGATGAACTATGCGAAATTGCAGAGCAAAAAGCCCGTTATTGTGAGCTGAAAATAAGTAAAAACGGCCATACTTTATCTGTATTTAACATCCTGGTTAAATACTTAAATTCCTTTGATATTCAAGAGCCTGAACTAGTTTCACCTTATTGCACACACTTTTCAGCAGACTCTTTAACAGGTATTTTAAATCGTTTTGCTGACCCTATTTTCTGGCGTCGTAAACTACGTAAAATCCAAGCGTTTACTATCGAACAACTTGCGCGTGATTTAAGACTCGTACATAAAAAAGCAAGTGCTTATGTGTCACAACCAACCATCCAGAACCGCCGAGAACGTAAGCGCAAATCAGCCGAAATAATGTCTGATTTATTTGTTGTTCCGAACGATGCAAACCCGTTTGATGAGTTCGAAACACTTCAATCAATTATTGAACGTTCACACACTTCAGGCAAACAACAAGCGGCTGAATTAATGGTAAGAATTCGTGGCTTTGAAGAACTAGCGGACATGCATGGCCATCGTGGTGAGTTCTATACATTATCAGCACCAAGTCGTTTTCATGCAGTTCACCATACAGGCCGACCAAACAATAAATATGATGGTTCAACCCCACAAGATGCACAGGAATATTTTAACGGAATTTGGAAACGTGCCCGCGCCCTATTCTCAAAACAAAATTTACGCCCTTATGGATTCCGTGTTGTTGAACCACATCATGACGGCTGCCCACACTGGCACATGCTTTTATTCATGGAAAAAGGCGATGCGATACAAGTTCGTGCAATCCTTAAAAAGCTTTGTACCGAAGATACACCAACCGAATTTAGAACAAGCACCACCCGCTTTAAGGCTATTACGATTAATAAAAGTAAAGGCTCTGCTGCTGGCTACATTGCTAAATATATTACTAAAGCCGTAACTGGTGACAGCATCGATAAAGTGATTTGTTCACAAGCTGGTGAAATGAAAATACTTCCAGCCGATGCCGCAGAACGTGCATCTACTTGGGCAAGCACTTTTGATATTAGACGTTTTCAGCAAATTGGTGGCCCATCAGTCACCCTTTGGCGTGAACTTAGACGATTAGGCCAAGGTGATACTGGCAAATGTGAGGTTGCAAATGCAATGAATACAACACTAGACACAGTTTCAAAATACGCACTTGAGAAGGTACGCCAAGCTGCTGATTCATCAGATTGGAAAGCATTTTGCCTTGCAATGGGTGGCGTACAAGTTAAACGCAAAGACCAAACGTTACGCATTCACTACCAATTGCCCGATATTGTTGACCGTATTACTGGTGAGGTTAGCCGCAGTGAATCTAAATCACCCTACTTTGCCACTAAATATGGCGACCAACCAGCTAACCGAATTTTAGGCGTTGCTTGGGATGCTGTTGTTGTAATTACTCGACGCGGTACTACCCAGATACTCACTGAAAAAGATATTAAATCGCAACGTAAAATCATGTGCGGTGTGTCTGAACAAATACAAGGTTGGCACGATGACGGCCGCTTATTCGCACCTAGTGATGAAGATATGCAGTTCCTTGAAGCGTGCGTTCTTGAGGATTATCAAAACATGTGCTTATTCATGGATTACGAAGCTCTGGCTGGCAACATTTCGAGCGACGAAGTCGCGAGCTTGGACTTGTGTCATTAAGTGTAACTATTAATAAAACTAAACCCTATTGGAGAAATTATGAATATTGAAGGCGCTATTACAGACCTAGTAAAAGTAAATCGTACAGATGATAAAGGCGCTCCCCTGCCTACAACTGGCGAATTTAAACTTCACACAAAAAACCCAGCTCAAATTTTATCTGTAAAGGTATCTGCTGACCAATTTAACGATGGTACTTATCAGCAATTGGAAAGCTTGCAATCTGACCCTAACGGCTGGGGCTTAAAGCCTGTTTTACTCAATATTGAATATTACGAAGGTGCTAACGTAGCACGTCAAATGGATTGGAAAGGTTTCCGCTTACATAGCTTACCTACAGAAACAAAGCAGGTTAAAAGCTAGTCATGCAATGTATTTATCTGAATGCTGACGGCACGTTAACCGCTACAAGTGAAACACTTGAACAATGTTCTGGTTACGTTCTCGTACCCTCACATGAAGCGGCTTCATATGTTGAAAGCATTCAGATAACGGCTCTGGATATTGCAGGGTCATTCACTTGGGGCTTCGGCCTCATGATATTTTTTGGCTTCCTATCCTATAAAGCAAAGGTCGCCAAAATGGTTATAAAACAACTTTAAAATTAAGGAAATTATCATGGCTGATATATTCGCAGCAGTAGATTTAACAACAGTAGCAGCATTCGTTACAGGTGCAATGGTTATCGTTGTTGGTGTAGCAATGGCGTTCAAAGGTGGCATCTTAGGTAAACGTGCTATCAAAGCGGTTTAATTAAGGAGTTAATTATGGGCGGCTTAATCGTCGCCCTTATCCTCACTATTATAGCGATGATAGGGGCTTTAGCTGGTTTTATAGTTTGTCGAAATTTCGGTTGGGGATAACAGCCAATGAAAATTTTAATATATACACTGGCGCTTATGAGCGCTTTTTTTGTTTCTGCTCAAACTCAATTGGGTAAGATTCCTGCTACTTCTGAGACTAAACCAACTTTACTTTGTACTGTTAATTCATCTAATCAATTTACAGTTCCTCAAGATGATACTTCAGCTTGTGAATCAGCAACCTTATCCTCACTTGATACTTCACTATTGCCCTCACCAACTGATGATTTTTCACCTTATGTACCTTTGGGTTCACCATCATGTACTACCGAACAGATAAGATTTGATAGGTATAGAGTTACATGTAAACAAGAATATCATTCAGTATCTCCAACTAAACCAGATGTTAGGTTATATACATTATCTTCATTGTCTTCATTAACTTCACCATCAACTGGTCTTGTTTATCAATGTAAAAACCCTGACTTTCCTGATGGGCCTAAAGATGAATTTGATGGTCACTGGTGTTATGAGCTAGAAAAACAACCAGAACCTGAACCCTGTTCAGAATTTGGCAATAACTCTTTTTTACCCAACAAATCAGGCGTTGGCCAATCTGGTGAAAATGCTTGTTATACCAATCCAACTACAGGCCAACAATGCCAATTTAAACAAGGTAACGATAATTTCATTGCAACTGGTAAATCATGTGATGGTGATGAAAATGACTACGGTGACAAACCAACACCCGAACCAACTCCTGACGGTGGTGACGACAATTGTTATAACTACGGTTCCCAAGGCCAAGTTCTTATATGTGATGTAGACCCAAACGAGGGTTGTAACGCAATAGTAGTTAGCGGCCAACAACAATACCAATGCCCTCATGGTTGCGGTTCTATGGATGGTGTTTATTTTTGTACTTATGACGATAAAGATGGTGATGGCATACCTGACGATAAAAACGGTAATGGTGTACCTGACAAAGATGAAACTTGTGAAAATGGTAAATGTACCCCTAATAGACCTGATGATAATACAACTCCAACACCTGAAACTCCTGATATGACTCAAACTAATACCCGTTTAGATAGCGTTATTGGTGAGCTTGATTCTATAGGCGGAAATATTAGAAAAACAAATCAAACCCTAGACGGTATTAATTCAGGCATACAGGGCATTAAGCAAGGTCAAGATAAATCAAATGGCTTACTTTCTGGTGTAGAAAAAAATACCAAATTAACTGCTGAAAATACCGATGTTATCGCGGGTAATACAAAAGGTATTTTAGATTCAATTTCAGAAACTGATATAGGCGATACATTTAACCCTGAGGGTTCTTCTAGCTTTTACGAATCAGCTTATGAAAATGGTTGGCAGGGAGTTTGGGACGAAAAAAGCGATTTAATTTCTCAGACTGGTTTGTTTGTTTTTTTAAAACAATTTCGTCTTACCTCTGGAGGTTCTGCACCAGAAATGAATATCTGTTTTGATGTACTCGTTAATTTGGGCTGTAAAACTTTAGATCCAAACTGGGAGCGCTTAATGCCATTTTTAAGAATTTGTATATTTATAACTACCGCTTTTGTTTGTCGCAGAATTATATTTGGAGGTTAATATGTTGGATTGGTTAGCAACAACTTGGAACGAATTTAAACAGTTTCTTTGGAGCATTGTTTTATCTGTTCATGAAATTTACAAAGATTTATTTACGTGGATTTTTGAGCAGATACTAGACCTTTCACATTTAGCTTTAACTGGTATGGACTCATATTTTGATACCTTAGATATAACTTCTTATCTATCAGGTATACCCTCTGGCTTACAGTGGTTTATGTCATCTATTGGCGTTCCCCAAGCGCTTACTATGATTATGACCGCTGTAACTATTCGCATATTACTTCAACTTATCCCATTTACTAGACTAGGGAGCTAATCATGATAAACGGAATACAAGGTAAACCAGGGGGAGGAAAAAGCTATGAAGCTGTTGTTACTCATATCATACCCACAGTCACAAAAGATAAACGCAAAGTAGTAACAAACTTACCTCTAAACGTTGATAAGTTTTGTGACGTATACGGTGAATATTGCAGAGACTTAATTGAAATAGTAGACGGTGAATTTCACAATTATGGCGGTGAGCGTCCATTTTCAAAGAAAGACCATTATTTACAATACGAGAACTGGCAAAACGAACAAGGCCAAAAAGTTTACTTTTTTATAGATGAGTGCCACTTGGCCATGCCCAGTACTGGTACTGAAAAAGAACTAACTGAGTTTTTTAGTATGCACCGTCACTATGGTTTTGACATTATGCTAATTACTCAGAACTTTAGGAAAGTAAACCGAGATATAAGGGATATGATACAAATGTCATATCGCTGTATAAAAAAATCCCACATGGGGCAAGATGATAAATATATCTTAAAAGTTCATGATGGCGTAGGTACTACAAACTCATCTGTATTCAGAACTGACGAACGGGTATATGAAAGCCGTTATTTTCCATTTTATACCAGCCATACTAAGAATAATAAATCTGTTCAGGAAGCCATAACCAAAGACATTAAAAAATGGTATAACCACTGGAGTATATGGGGCGCAGTAATTACAGTTCCCTTAGGTATATTTATAATAATTGGCGCTCTTTCAGGAGGTGAAAGTCTTGAAGAAAAAGCAAAAAAAACAAAGGAACTACAGGCAGCTGTTACAACTTCTTCACCTGTTAACGCTCAAGAACCAGCGCCCAACACTGTTTCACATTCACAAATTCCAATAAACAAAAGCGCCCCTGCACCAAAAGACGTGCCTAAACCTGAAGAACGTGAACCAGAAAAACAAAAGCACCCATTTTATAAAGTTGCGCTTCATATTGCTGGTTGGGGAGAATATACCGAACTAGGCAAGTTAACTAAAAACTATTATCTAAGCGCTAGCCAAAATGGACAGCACATATTTAATTTATCACTTAGGGACTTAATGCTTGCAGGCTATTCAGTAGTTGTTAGGTCTAGCTGTATGATTGAAATTAAATATAACTCTTATCATGATTTTTTAACATGCGATTCTCCAACAGTGGAAGTATTCGATGAAAGTAATGAATTGACAGAGTAGCGAGGAGGGGCCCGCTCGCGGGAGGTGTCCTTGCTACACAGTCAATTACATACATAACAACCCCGTCACTGGTGACACTATGACTAGAAATCAAAAGTACGAACAAAAGCAAAAAGGCAAAGGGTTAAAAAAAGTAACCCTTTGGATACCTGATAACTCAGAAATTGAGATAAAGCAGATGGTAGAGTTTTTGATTGATAACCCTGACCATATACCTTTTATGGCTCGAAGCATTACAACTGGCCGTATGAAAAAGGCTGTTTAATACACTTATGGCTTTAGCCATGTAGACCGCACACAAATATTAATTTAGCATTAACGTAAATCGGTCGTAACTAAGCGAAGCGCAACCCCTGCCCTTAGTTACTCGATACCGCGCTTGCGCCCTTGATAAACCTATTCGGAGTTAGATAATGATTAATCATTGTGATTTTTTTAAAAGGAGTAAAAATCACAATGTTTAAATCAGAATTTCATAAACAGTTTCTTTCTTTATTTGGCTATGATTATGCAAAAGGTGCCAAAGAACTGGGCGTAAGTGAAAGGCAAGTAAGGCGCTATGTGAAATCAGGTAAAGCCAGTCTCCCAGTAGAAAAACTAACAGCTATTATTTATCGAGGTTATTTACCTGCTACTGGAGCATGGGCAGACTGTAAAATTTCTGTAGATGATCATACAATGAGTACACCTTGGGGCGAAGTTAAACCCTCTGATGTTCAGCTCGTTCATCGTTATAAATGGTCTGCTAGAAAGTCAGAATCTATGTACAAAACCCTTAAGGAAAATCATAAAACACAGGATAATTATTTATCTGACTTACAAGACCAATTACTTAATATTATTGGTGAAATATCTGAAAGGACAGGAAGCTAAATGGAATTAAACTATTTAAAACTATACTTCTCACTTACTCTTGCTGGTTTAACAATTTGGGGTGTCGATGAAGCCGTTGATTTATATAAAATAAAACTTGTTGCTGATGCTGCAAGTTCAGCTATGAAGCAATCTAGGTTAGAGGCTAAAAGTGCATCAATTAGAGCTCAAACTCAAGCTTTGAAAGAAAAAAACCGCAATCAAATTATCAGTAGGCAAAACGCACAAAGAGAAGCAGTGATAAGGAATGCCCAGAGAACTAACAATGAAATTTGTTCATTCTGGAGAGGTGAATATAATTCTTCACGTACCGAAACTAACAAAGTCATGATGGATGGTGCATGTGAAAGAGCTTCAAATCCGCCAGACATGTCTACTAAAACTCTTAATCTTAAAGGTAATAACTAG